GCTAAGAAATTTGCATCTTTTACACCAGGTTTGGCTTGGGGTGGGATGAAGGAAAATTATGATAAAATAATAGAAAAATATACAGAACCAACTATGAAAAAGAGAGAACTATTAAAATTGATAGAAAATCAAATCAGAAATAAAAAACCCTTAAACGAGAGTTTTTATTTTGATGGTGAAATGGATGAAGATGAAGATTTCATGATGAGTGATTATGATGCACCTGTGATTACACCAACTAAACCTAAAATTAAACCTGATAGGGAAACTGAACCTGAATGGGATGCTGACGAAGAAGAACCATTTGTACCAAGTCCTGATGCTAATCCGGAACCGCAAGCGAGAAGAAAGATGAAATTCAGAATGAATTCTCCCATTACAATTGAACCTGGTATTAAACCAAGTATCAAACCAAGTAAACCCGATACTGAACCTGAATGGGATGCTGACGAAGAGGAACCATTTGTACCAAGTCCTGATGTTAGTCCTGAACCTCAAGCTCGTAAAAATAAATTCATGAGTAAGTTCAAAGATGATTTTGAAAGTGAAATGAGACGTATGGATGAATCATATCACAAACCTGTAAATTATAAAAAATTCTAATAATGAAAAGATTATTATATGAAGCCCCTGTTGATGATTTTTTAAGTTCTGACGCTAAAGAGAAAATATTGGCGGCACAGAATAGAAAATATCAAAGGGCTAAAGAGGAAGGAGGTAGTGGTAATGATATGGGACAATTAATGTATTCATTACCTAATCTTGAATCTCAACATAAAGGTAAATTATTAAAACTAGCATTAGCTTTATTTTTCAGTAAATTCCCAAGAATTAAAGAAAGAGTAGATAAAGGTACTGTTAAAATGGATGTGGAGTTTTCAACAGGAGCAACTGTTAGAACTACACCTCAAAAAATTTCATCACAACAAATTGAACAAGCTAAAGAATCTGATCCTGATTTTGATGAACGAGTAAAAGCAAGAAATTTTATTAATGCAACAACTCAAGGTAGTGCTTGGTCTGAAGGATTTAATTCGTATAAAGAAATTGAATCCCAATTAAATCAACTAAATCCTGAACTAGTAAACAAATATAAACAATTTGAAAATTCAGCTACAGTATATTACAATGATAATACAGCAATGTTGGAGAGGATGGCTGAACAAGCGGTTGGTAGAGTTGCCTTTGTTGATGTAGTTCCTGATGGTACCGAACCAGGTACATGGATATTCATTGTAAGAGCACCTAACTTCCCTCTGTTAGTACATGAACTTTATAAAGCGGGAAGATACTTCAATTCTCTTTTATATTTACCAAAAGATAAGACGATTAACAATACATTAACTAAAATAACCGATACTCACAAACATGAAATTAAAAACATGATAACAGGTAGAGAAATTAGTTCAAAACTAAGATTTCTTTGGAGTGAACTAATTGATGGTTATGAAACATGGATGGACGGTGCAATTCAAACACAATTCAATAAGTTAGCTAACGACAAACCAAAATTATTTAACGAAATTATGTATGATGGAGTATTGTCGGGTAAACCTGCTGCTATGGATAAGTTCGAAAATTTTTCTCAAAAAATTGTTGACACAATTAAGAAGAACCCCCCGAAAATTGAATCCCCTAACTATGATAAAGCAATAGAAGATGAAAATCCGGAGGAAGACGAACAAGAAGATGATTTAGATACCGATGATTGGGACATATTCGATATAGATGATGAAGATTAAATTTAAACCCCCCATTTAGAAATAAGTGGGGGGTTTTATATTTATATAAAAAGATTTATGAGTTTAACAAAAGAACAAGTCATGATGGAATATGTAAAGTGTATGAGGGATACACCTTATTCACTTAGAACATATTTGGAAACATATGACAATACAGTATCAAAATATGTTCCATTGGAATTGTTTCCTGATCAAGTTTCATTATTAGATGATTATGAAAATTTCAATGAAAATATTGCATTAAAGTATCGACAGGCTGGAGTATCTACAGTTACAGCAGCATGGGTGTCTAAGAAAATAGCATTCGCCAAAAAGAACAAACCTGAGAAGATATTGATTATCGCCAACAAATTGGATACGTCACAAGAGATGGCGAATAAAATAAGAATGTTTATTGGACAATGGCCGTCTTGGGTTGGAATTGATTTTTCGGCTGATAAAAATTCTCAAAAACATTATAGGACAAATAACGGATGTGAGGTTAAGGCAGTTGCAACATCAAAGGATGCACTCCGTGGTTTTACACCAACAATTCTTGTATTTGACGAAGCCGCGTTTATTGATGCTGACTCAGACTTTTGGGCTGCTTGTATGGCATCCCTTTCAACTGGGGGTAAAGTTATTGTGGTATCAACACCAAATGGATATGACCCAATTTATTATGAAATCTATAACCAAGCAAATAGGGGTATGAATGATTTCAAAATATCTGAAATGTTTTGGTTTAGAGACCCAAGATACACAAAAGATTTATACCTAGTCAAAACCAAAGATACGGTTCACTATCTACTCAATAAAACCGAGTACAACAAAGAAGATATAATAAGTTGGGAACATATCCCATTTGAAGATAGAAACTTCGAAGAACTCAAAATTATGATGGAAACTGGGTATAAACCCTGTTCATCTTGGTTTGAGGGAATGGTAAAGAAATTGAAATACGATAAGAGAAAGGTATCTCAGGAGTTGGAATGTAATTTTCTTGGTTCAGGTGATAACGTATTTGATTCATTATTAATGCAAAAAATAAAGGACAATTATATTAAAGAACCTCAAAATAAAATGATGGGTAATTCTTTATGGATATGGAAAGAGCCTGTGATGGGACACAAATATGTTATGGGTGTGGATGTTAGTAGAGGGGATAGTGAAGACTTTAGTTCATTCCAAATTATTGATTTTGATGAAAGAGAACAAGTTGCCGAATATGTGGGAAAACTACCTCCAGATACAATGGCGGAAATATGTTATAAATGGGCTAATATGTACAACTGTTTTATTGTAATTGATATAACTGGAGGTATGGGTGTATCCACTTCAAGGAAATTACAAGAAATGAATTATAAAAATTTATATGTTGATGGTGTTGATTTAGCAAATAAATGGAAATATGATCCAAAGGCACTAGATAAAATTCCTGGTATTAACTTTAACAACAAAAGGGTTCAGATTATTGCATCATTTGAGGAAGCGATGAGACATGAGTTTAAAATATATAGTTCAAGGTTATTTGATGAGATGAATACATTTATTTATGTGAGTGGTAGGCCTGATCATCAAAAGGGGCAACATGATGACTTAATTATGTCAATTGCAATGGCGACATATGTTGCAGAATCATCTTTCAGTAGTTTAGAAAGAGTTACGGAACAAACAAAAGCAATGTTAAACTCATGGTCTGTGTCCAATAATGAAAATATGGGTAAACAATTAGAATTTAATCCAGTAATACCATATGGACAAGAAAGAATCAATCAGAGAAATCAAAATGTGAGTAAGGAAGAATATATGAAATACTCTTGGTTATTTGGAAACCAAAGAAGATAATATTTATAAATAAAAAAATATGGGATTAGTTAATAGAAAAAAATCAGGTAAAATTTCAGCAAACGGAAGATTAGTAGTTTCAGGTCAAAACCCGATAACTCTTAATCCTGGTGGCAAAACCGAAATTAACCAACAGAAAGGAAACACTAACAATGGTACAAAACAATAAGTGTTTAATTTTTATTAATTAGAATTAGATTTTAAATTATGGAAAATAAAGAAAAAAATATGACGGTTTGGCAAAGGTTATCACACGCTTTTGGACCAAATGCTCTTTTAAATCAGGACTACCCAACATACAAGTTTGATAAAAAAGAACTCTTGAGGACAACTTCTAAGCAAGAGTATGAGACGGAGTTATTACAAGCACAACAAACTTACTACTTAGGTAATCAATGGACAAAGATTGAAAGTAATCTTTATACTCAAGCAGTTTATTATGAACCAACCCGATTGGCTTCGTTTTATGATTACGAATCTATGGAATTTACTCCGGAAATATCAACAGCATTAGACATTTATGGGGAAGAATCTACGACAGTAGACCATAATGGATATATGTTACAGATATATTCGGAATCAAAACGTATTAAAAGTATATTAGCTGACTTATTCAATAATGTTCTTGATATTAATACCAACTTACCTATGTGGACAAGAAACACTTGTAAGTATGGTGATAACTTCGTTTACTTAAAACTAGATCCTGAAAAGGGTGTTGTTGGTTGTATGCAATTACCAAATATTGAAATTGAACGTTTGGAAAGAGGTATGCCGGCTCAAGCAAGTAGACAAAATGTTGATGAACCAGCCGAAAACAAAGGTTTAAGGTTTAAATGGAAAGTTAAAGATATGGAATTTAATTCTTGGGAAATTGCTCACTTCAGATTGTTGGGTGATGATAGAAAACTTCCATATGGTACATCAATGTTGGAAAAGGCAAGACGTATTTGGAAACAACTATTATTGTCTGAAGACGCTATGTTGATATATAGAACATCAAGAGCACCTGAAAGAAGGGTATTCAAAGTGTTCGTAGGTAATATGGATGATAAAGATGTTGAAGCGTATGTACAACGTGTTGCCAATAAATTTAAACGTAGTCAAGTTGTAGATTCGGCAACTGGTAATGTTGATATGAGATTCAATCAGATGGCGGTTGATCAAGATTATTTTATACCTGTCAGAGATGCCGCTCAAACAATGCCGATTGAAACTTTGGCGGGTGGTACAAACTTGGGAGAGATTGCGGATATTGAATACATTCAAAAGAAACTATTAACTGCTTTACGAGTACCCAAAGCCTTTTTGGGTTTTGAGGAACCTGTTGGGTCTGGTAAAAATTTATCATTAATTGATATTAGATTTGCTAGGACAATTAATAGAATTCAAAAATCAATGATTGCTGAAATGAATAAGATTGCAATCATACACTTGTTTTTATTAGGGTTTGAGGATGAATTAAATAACTTCACATTAGGATTAACTAATCCTTCAGCTCAAGCTGACTTGTTAAAAGTTGACATATGGAAAGAGAAGTTTGCGGTTTATAAAGAAGCAACAACTGCGGGGCAAGAAGGGATTATGCCTGTGTCAATCACATGGGCGACAAAACAT